CGGGGTCGAAGGTGCGCAGCGGGCGGGAGGCCCTCGTGCAGGCGATCGACCTCGCGGTCGCAGCCGAGGAAGCCGGCGTCGACGGCGCCTACTTCCGCGTCCACCACTTCGCCCCGCAGCAGGCCGCACCGTTCCCGCTGCTCTCCGCCATCGCCGCGAAGACCAGCCGGATCGAGATCGGCACCGGCGTCATCGACATGCGCTACGAGAACCGTTAGCGCACCTAGTAACCTGTCGGCATGCTCCGTGCCGTTCTCTACCTCCGCCTGTCCGTCACCGTCGACGACTCGACCTCGATCGTCCGCCAGGAGACCGACCTCCGGGCACTCGCCGAGCGCGAGGGCTGGGACGTGGTCGCCGTGCTCGTCGACGACGGCCTCTCCGGCCGCAAGGCCCGCGCCAACGCCGAGACCGCCGTCCGGATGCTCGCCGACGACGACGCCGACGTGCTCGCCGTGTGGAAGCTCGACCGGTTCACGCGCCAGGGCTGGGACGGCCTCGGCGCGCTCTCGCGCACGCTGGACGATCGCGAGCGGTCCGGACGCCCCGCCCGGTTCGTCGCTCTCCAGGACGGCCTCTCCTCCGACTCGCCCGCGTTCCGGCTCGTGGCCGGGGTGCTCTCCGAGGTGGCCCGCTCCGAGGCCGACAACACAGCCGCCCGAGCGCGTTCCGCGATCCACTACCGCCGCACCGTCGCGGACCGGTACACCGGCGGAGCGTCCGTCCCGTTCGGCTACGCCTCGATCCCGGCGTCCGACGGCGTCGGCCGGGTACTCGTGCCGCACGAGGAGGAGGCGGGCATCGTGCGCGAGGTCACCGACCGCATCCTCGGCGATGAGTCGCTCTCCCGCATCGCGGCCGACCTGACGGCACGCGGCATCCCGACCTCGAAGAGCCCCGCCCGTCGCGGCGTCGGCACCGAGCGCGGCCGGTGGACAGTCTCCACGATCCGCGCGCTCTGGTCGAGCGACCTCCTCCTCGGCCGGGTCCGGCACCGCGGCGACCTCGTCCGCGACGCTGACGGCCTCCCTCGCAGCGTGTGGCCGCCCCTGGTGGACCTGGACACCCTGGAGCGCCTCCGCGCCCGCCTCACGCCCGCCCAGCCCCGCCCGCAGCGGCGTCGCGCCTCCCGACTCCTGTCCGGGCTCGTCTACTGCGACGTGTGCGACTCGAAGCTCTACGTCACGACCACCGGCCAGCGCGCGGCCTACGCATGCGGCTCGTCGTGGAACGGGACCGACTGCCCCTCGCCCAAGATCACCGCCGAGCCCCTGGAGCGGTTCGTCGTCGAGCGGTTCCTCGCGCTCGTCGGCGACCTGCCCGAGTTCGAGACGGTCGAGCGCGTCCACGGCCCGAGCCCGGCAGCCCTCCGCGAGATCGAGGCCGCTCTCCGCGAGGCAACTGAGCGCCTCCTCGACGACGACGCAGACATGGTCGCGGTCGCCCAGCGGATCAACGCCCTGAAGGCCCAGCGGGCCACCCTCCGCGCCCAGCCGTCCGAGATCACGGTCGAGGAGGTCCCGACCGGGCGCACCCGTGCCGAGGCGTGGACGGCCTCTCTCGACGACGCGCAGCGCCGAGCCCTCCTCCTGACGGCGCTCGATCACGTGCGTGTCGCGCCGATGGTGCGCCGCGGTGGCGATCCCGCCGAGCGAGCGACGCTCGTCTGGACCTCCTGACACGTCCCTACCGACGCCGAGCGGCCTCTCTCCCCACGCCGGAGAGGGGCCGCTCCGTGTTTGTAGTGACGGAGTGACGGAAGTGACCCCTCTTCTAGTTCCTTTCCTAAGACGACTCCTCTCTAAGAGAGAGAACTAGGAGACGGGTCACTCCTGTCACTCCGTCACTACAAATCCCCTCGAAAAAGTTTGAGCAGCCCCGATCGCCCGGCCGACTCCTCATTTGTCCCCGACAGGACAAACGAAAGGAGCCCCGCTGGCACCCCGCAACGCACGCCGCATCGACCACCGAGCCGAGGCCGAGCGCCTCCTCGCTGAGGTCGAGTCATACCCCGTGATCCACACGACCCGCCAGGCGCACGTCGCCGAGGCGCACGTCCACGCGACGCTCGCCGTCCTCGACGCGCTCACCGCTGGGGCTCCCGGACGTCCTACCGCCCGCAAGCCCTCCGCCTCTAAGGAACCGACCCCATGAACGAGACCGCCCTCGCCGAGAGCATCCTCTCCGCCGTCGCCGACGGCGACACCGTCACCGTGACCCGCTTCGACGGCCGGACCGCAACCGGCCAGATCGTCGAGCACCAGACCGAGCCGGGCCTCTACAAGGTCCGCACCGGCCGCCGAGGCCGCCCGCTCGTGTTCGCGGTCGACGACGTCGACGACCTCACCTTCGAGTCCTGACCACCTGACCACCACACCACACGAAAGAGACAAACCGCACATGACCAGCACCAGCACCGACGGCCGCTACGTCCGCATCGAGTCCCCCGCCCAGCCGGACGCCCTGATCGTCCGTGACCTGAACGACGACGTCATCTACGCCTTCGACCCGGCGTCCGGCTCGCTCGACGAGGTCGGCGAGAACCTCACCGCCTGGGGCCCGCTCGCCCCGTTCGTCTACAACGGTAAGCACCTCGGCAGCGAGGACGCCGCGGGCCGCACCGGCTACGCCTACTTCGGCGTGGAGCCCTCGACCCGCCTCGGCGAGTTCGACACCGAGGAGATCGTCTAATGCCCTACTTCGACGAGTCCCTCCAGGACCTCCCCGAGGGCGTCCACATCGCCCACTCCGCCCGCATCGACCGCGACGAGGAGACGTACGGCGTCCTGGAGTTCGACGGCCAGACGTTCCCGTGGGCGCTGACCGACGAGCCCGAGGTCGAGCCGTTCGGCATCCCCGGCGTCTCGACCGTCACCGTGACGATCGTCGTCGACGGCCCGGTGACCCGCTACGGCGAGGAGGTCCAGTCCTGAACACCTACCAGCGCGAAATCCTCTTCGCCCTCAACCGACTCGCCAAGCCGATCTACACCGGCATGGATCGCGACGAGGTCGCCCGCCGCCGGGCCCGCGCCAAGCGCGCCCGCATCGCCCGCCGCAAGAACAGGAGCAAGTAACCATGCCCGCACGTTTCCAGACGTTCGACGTCAGGTCGCTCGGGAAGCTCACCCGCATCCTGCGCGACACCGAGACCGGCACGGACTACCCCTTCAGCGTGGACCTGACCGGTGCCGCGGACCTCTCCGTCGCCGCGGCGCTGATCGCGGGCGGCGGCCCGAACGGAGCCATTCTCTACGGCATGCCGTCGGTGGTCGTCGACGACACCACCGAGCGCCAGTCGGAGCCCGTCGACGTGGAGCCGAACGCGGACGCCCTCGCCCGTGAGAGGGCCCTCGCCGCTCAGGGTTAGCCATGCGGCGTGTCCTCGCCACCCTCCGAGCCCGTCGAGCAGACCGCCGCGCCTACCGCGACGCGATGCTCGGCGGGCTCCCCGCGAGGGACCGTTCCCGCGGCCTCTCGATCGCCCTCCTCCTCCGAAAGTGACCAGATGAAGACCCGCTCCAAGATCGTCGCCGCTGCCCTCGGCCTCGGCGCTGCCCTGTCCCTCGCCCTCACCGGGTGCTCCAGCGAGGCCGACACGACCTCCTACAACCTCAGCAAGGACGCCGACAACTTCAAAATCGAGCGCCGCGTCGTGTTCTACAACGGCATCACCGACCGCTACATGCTCGTGATCGAGGGCCTGTGCTCGATCAGGGAGGACGGCCGCCAGTTGGAGGTCACCTGCAAGACCGGCCCCGACGAGTACAAGAAGCACTTCCTCGGCCTGTCGGACAACGTCACGTACACGGCCGAGCAGATCGACGGCGCGAAGGTCTCGCCGTACCACTACAAGGTCGTCTTCAAGCCCGAGTCGGCCGTACCCGACTTCGACCTCAACACCAGCTTCGGCAAGTAGCCCCGCCTCCAACTCCGCACACCCACTCCCGAAAGGACCGCACCGCATGACCGCATCCGCACACTCCCTCTCCAGCCTCGCCGAGGGCTTCCGCACCCAGATGAGCCCGTACTCCGGCGACTTCGCCGAGTACGGCGTCGAGAACGGCGAGTTCACCGCCGAGCAGGCCGCTGCCCTCCAGCCGACCGGCGAGGCGCTCGTCGCCGCGCTGGCTGACTTCATCGATGCCGCCGTGGCGGCCGAGGCGTTCGACCAGCCGCTCGCGTTCGCCGAGGGCCTGCACGAGACCCTCGAACGCGCACAGCAGTTCGACGCGCTGCGCACCCTCCTCGGCGGCTAGCCCGACCCCACCCCTGAGCCCCCATCGCACTCCCGCGGTGGGGGCTCTCGGCGTCTCTACGCCTCCCGGACCTCAGAAACTCGCCGATCAATTTTGAGCAGCCGACGAGCCCCGGCCGACTCCTCCTCTGTCCCCACCGACAAATCCTGAAAGGACCACCGCCGTGCCGCACCCGTTCCCCGACATGACCGTCGACGAGTTCGTCTCGATCCTCCGCTCCGCGACGCCGGACGACAACCCGTTCGACCGCACCCCCGACGCGATCCGCGAGCCGATGGGCGCGCCCTGCGCTGACCTGTTCCACGCGGTTGCCGCGTTCGTCGACGCCGCCCGCGCGAGCGACTTCGGCTACGCCCAGGCGCGCTCGTTCCTGGCGGACCTCGTCCACACGTTCCCCGTTCCGATGGAGCAGACCTCCGACGGGCAGGCCGCGATCCGCGACCTCCTCGCTGGCCTGGAGGACCCGGAGCGCATCCCGACCGCTGAGGAGGCCGCCCCGACCTCGTCGGCAGCACTGACCGTCGCGGACCTCGAAGCCCTTCCCGTCGGCTCCGTTGTGGAGGACGCCAGCGGGGACCGCTACGTCCGGGAGTCCAGCGTCGGCGGCGGCGAGCGGGTCTGGCGCTTCCACCCGCGGTCCACGGGTGAGCCCCTCGGGCTGCACCGCTCCCGCACGATCGCGGCCTTCGGCCCGATCACGCTCGTCACCCGCGGCGGCGAGGACCCCACCCCGACCGCAACGCCGGACATGGGCCTCGACGAAATGCTCGAAGCGCTCCAGGCGATCGCCGCTCTCCGCGAGATCGCCGAGAAGCTCGGCATCGACCCCGAGACGGGAGAGCGCAAGTGAACCTCCGCGACCACTACGCGAAGAACGCGACGCACACCGTCCGCGACAACGACGGACTAGAGCCGCGGACCCTGACCCTCGAACTCATCGGACGGGACCGCGCCCCGTACGTGAACGCCTACGACGCCGCTGGGAAAACTCAGTTCCTCCTCCACGTGCCGTCGGCGTCTCCCGAGCAGCGAGCCGCCCTCGCGGGGTTCGCTCGGGGCATCCTGGAGGCCCTCGGCGCTCCTGCGGAGATCAGTCCGCCGACCCCTGCGGAGGCCGCGGGCTTCGTCGTCGGGGCCCGGGTCGAGTACGTCGGCTCGTACACCCCCGACCGCGGCGAGACCGGCGTCGTCGACGACCGGGTGATCTCCCAGTACGGCCCCGCCCCGCGCGTCGGTGTCACCTGGGATGACCCCGCTCAGGGTCGGTCCGGCGAGTCGATCTCGGACCTGAAGCTCATCGAGCCCGCGCCCGAGCCCGTCACCCCGTCCACCATCGAGTCCCGCCGCGAGGCGCTCGACCTGGCGATCGCCGCCCGGGTCGACAACCCCGTCTACTACGCCGAGCAGATCGACGCCTACCTCCGAGGAGAGAAGTAATGGCCGAAGTGCCGCACATCACAGTCCAGGTCACCCCGCAGATCGACGCCGAGGCCCTCTCGGCTCAGGTCCGCGAGGCCGCCGCGCAGGTCCTCGAAGCGGTCGCCGCGAGCCTCCGCGCCTCGAACGCCCCGGCGGAGCCCGCGCCGACGTTCCCCGAGGTCATCGCGACTGTCGAGGATGCCGCCCTCCCGTGGCCGGAGGGCACCACCGCCCGCGACAAGGACGGCGACAACTGGACCTACAAGAACGGCGAGTGGACCTGGAACGTGACCGAAGACTCGTTCTTCGACGGCCCGCGCGCCTACCTCCCGTTCACCGTCCTCCGCCTCGGCGACGCCTGATCCATGCCCCGCCGACGAGCACGCCCGCTCCCGGCGGACTGGGAGGAGTACAACCACGCTTCGATCCGGGGCCGCCACGTGACCCGCGGGACTGAACTCTCGATCCGCGGCGAGCGTGGCCGGTTCCGGTTCCTGAAGCGGGTCGTCCGGCCCGCCCTCGGCGTCGAGTGGATCGACGTCTGGGGCGGGCCCAAGGGTGCCCCGCAGTGGCGCTCGTTCCACCCTGACCGCGTCCGCCGGGTGCACCGCATCCACACGACCCCCGAGAACCTCGCCGCCGCCCGCGCGAGGGACCGGGTACGGAAGGACCCCACCCATGCCGACTGAACTCGGTATCCGCTACCTACACCCCGTGACCCACGCCTACGTCTACCGGTGGGCGGACGAGGACCTCCGGGTGTCGCTCCCGGTGACGATCGGGCAGCCGCCCCGATCCGCCGATGCGTCCAGCCCCGAGGCGCTCCTCGCTGACCTGCTGGGGTTCGAGGCCGACTACCCGGCCGTCGCGTCAATCGGGCTGGAGGCCGTCTCCCGCTCGTTCGAGCCGCGGCTCGTCCGTCGGCCGCTCCCGGAAACGGTCGGCTCTGTAATCGAGGCGACCGTCCACGGCAAGACCCGGACCCGCCTCGTGTTCGTCACTCCCACTAGTTCCTTCCCCTGGCGCACGCTCGGCCCGGCCTTGCGTGCGGAGTGGGTCCACGAGGACGACCTCTCCGACGTGACGGTCCTCTGGGAGGCCCCGCCGCTGGAGGCCACCCGATGAGCGTACAGACGACGACTGTCCGAACATGCGACGAGTGCCGAGGGCCGATCGCCGGAGCAAGCGCCGCGTTCATCGACGCGAGCCACTACGGAGCCGACTTCCACCCGTCGTGCTGGGAGGCTATCGGCGGCCCGCGGGTAGCCCGCGTGCTCGGCCTCGACGACGTGCACTACGCGACCGCGGACCGGTACGGCGAGATCACCCGGCAGTGCCGCGCCTGGTCGGGCGGATGATCACCCGCGACGACGCCCTCGCCGCTGCGACCGACTACGGCGACCCCGAACTCGCCGAGGCCGTACTCCGGCGGCTGGAGGCGCGCCTCTCCCGACACGCCGACGCGACGAAGCTCTGCCGCTCATGCGGCGTGGAGCGACCGCTCGCCGAGTTCCCGGCGGACCCGCGCAACGCCGACGGGCTCGACGGGCGGTGTCGCTCGTGCGACGCCTCGCGCAAGCGGTCCGAGCGTCGGTCGCGCCGCCAGTCCGCCAAGCGTCCCGGATGATCGGCTGACTCCTCATATGCGGAGGAGAGAGCCCCCCGCCGACCCGAGCCCCGACACTGACATACCGTGGGCGGGCGCGGCGGGACTCTCTCCTCTTGCTTTGGCCTATGGCGCAATTGGCAGCGCGACCGACTGTTGATCGGAGGGTTCCAGGTTCGACTCCTGGTGGGCCAGCGAGCACGCCTCGTCGTGCACCCGCGGGGTCCGTTGCAACCGGCCCTGCCTTGCCTCACGTCTGCCCCTCGGCGTGTGTGCCGCAGCTTCCCCAGGGTCGCGAGAGGGGCCCAGACTTCTGCCACCGACCGGTTGCGTGAGTCGTCTCACGTATGGTTCAATGGGTCCACACCGCAGGACCCACGCGAAAGGACCAGAGACCATGACCACCACCGACTCGACCGTCGTCCCGCAGGAGACCCGCGAGGCGCTCCTCGCCGCAGCCGTCGCCCGGCTCACGAGCCAGGGCTGGACCGTCACGAGCCAGTTCGGCTCGCAGGTCACCCTCAACCGCCGCAAGCGGATCGGGTGGTTCTGGAACACGGTCCTGTCGATCGTCACGTCCGGTCTCTGGCTGATCCGCGTTGCCTACCTCCTCGTCAACCGGAGGGGCCAGACGGTCGTCGTCCGCGTTGACGAGACCGGCAAGGTGACCGAGTCGCCCGCCTAAGTCCACCCCCATTGCGCCGCCACGAGCGACGCAGCCGAGCCTCTGACGCCGGAACCCGAACCGCGCCACGCTCGGCCCGTAACCCCCAGCGCTCCCGCCCCTCTCCCGGCGGTTGAGCACTGGGGGTTACTTGTCGTCCCCCGGAGGTTCGCCGTGCAGTTCTACCTCAACGTCGGACGCTGGCACTTCCGCGCCCAGTCCACCGTCGACCAGCCCGAGCCAGAAGTCGACGAGGCCCCGTCCTCCGACCCTGAGCCCGAGCACCCCCGCCCTACCCACCCGGTCGGGTTCGTACCGAACGCCCCCACCCCCGGCGCGGAGGATGAGGACTAATGGCCTGGACCGACAGCGACAGGCGCGAGCGCCTACCCGAGGACTGGCCGCGCCGACGGATGCGCGTGCTCCGCCGAGACAACTACCGATGCCAGGCGGTCGACTCGCTCGGCGTCCGGTGCGGCGCTCCTGCGAATCAGGTCGACCACATCGACCCCGGCGACAACCACGATGAATCCAACCTGCAAGCGCTCTGCCGTTGGCACCACGCCCGCAAGAGCAGCCGCGAGGGCGCAGCCGCCCGACGGCCTCGACCGCGCCAGCGCCGCGAGCCCGAGGCCCACCCCGGCATGGTCGGCTGACCCGACGATCGCGAGAGGGGTGGGGGGTGACCCCTCCCCCGCCGGTCGGCCCTCTACCGAAACGGCATAGCGTCTCGCAGTCTGTGCGGGTTCCAAGGTCCACGGGAAATCGTCTCCCGCCCTCAGATCGCCTACCCTCACGCACTCCCGCTTACCCCCTGAACGCCCCGCAACAAACCGCACACGGTTTGTCAGACCCGCCCGAGAGGACTACGCAGCGCCATGCCCGTCCGCCTAGCCGCCCAGGGTGCCCTCCAGCGGTTCGAGTGCACGGACTGTGGGCGTCACTGGACCCGCAAATACCGCCCGCTCCGGTACGGCACCCCGCAGTGCCTGGCGTGCCTAGCACAGCCGCCCCAGGCGCTGACCGCCGAACGCGCATGCGCGACGTGCGGCGTCCCCTTCGCGCTGCAAGGTCCCAACAGCCGATACTGCTCCGCCGCGTGCGGTGCCCGTGCGGAGCGCCAGCGCCGCGACGCCGACAACCGAGTACGGAAGGGCCGCGACGACCTGCGCCGCGCTCGACTGCTCGGCGCTGTCCGGGAGCCAATCGACCGTCGCGCCGTCTTCGACCGCGACGGCTGGCGCTGTGGGCTGTGCGGCGGCTCGATCGACCAGGCGGCACAGCACCCCGACCCGCTCTCCGCGTCCCTGGACCACGTACTACCGCTCGCGCGCGGCGGGTCCCACACCTATTCCAACGTCCAAGCGGCGCACCTTCGATGCAACGTCGCGAAGGGTGCCCGCGCCTAGGCCCTGAGAGGAGGCGGCATGCCCGGCCCGCTACCCAAAGAAACGCGCCAGCGCCCGAACGACACGAAGCGGCGTCAAGCCGAGTACACCGTCCTCCACCAGGACGGCGTCGTGCGCGGTCCCGACCTCGTCGGCACCTACACCCCCGAGACCCTCGCCTGGTATGACGGCTGGCGCGTCTCGGCGCAGGCCCAACTCTTCACGGAGACGGACTGGCAGACGCTCCAGCGCCTAGCCGTCGCCGTCGACGCCGTCAACCGCAACCCCGCCCGCCCCAGCGCCTCGCTCCTCTCCGAGATTCGTCTCACCGAGGAGCGGTTCGGCGCGACCCTCGCCGACCGTCAGCGCCTCCGCATCCGCGTCGAGGAGAGCGAGGCGGCCGAGGTCGTCACCCTCCACGCCGTAGAGACCTCCCGCGAGTCGATCCGCGCCCGGCTGAAGGGCGACGCCGACTGACCTGGAGGCCCTATGGCTCAGAAGCTCTCGCCTGTCGTCACCGTCCCGACGTTCGACGACTCGATTAAGACCCTCGGCTACGACGTCGTCGCGTGGGTCGAGGGCTACCTCCTCCAGCCCGACGGCGACCTCGCGGGCGAGCCGTTCCGGCTGACAGCCGAGCAGGTCAACTTCATTCTCTGGTGGTACGCCGTGGACGGCTCAGGCCGGTTCCGCTACCGCCGCGGCGTCCTCCGCCGCGCGAAGGGCTGGGGGAAGAGCCCGTTCCTCGGCGCGCTCGCCCTCGCCGAGCTTCTCGGCCCCGTCCGGTTCGGCGGCTGGGACGACGACGGCGAGCCCGTCGCGATCCCGCACCCGATGCCGTGGGTAGTGATCGCAGGTGTCTCCGAGACGCAGACCCGCAACACGTTCGACGCAATCCGCGCCATGTGCGAGGACTCCGCGCTCGTCGACGACTACGGCCTCGACGTCGGCCTCACGCGCATCCTCGCGCCCGGCGGCGGGAAGGTCCAGATGATCACCGCGAGCGCCTCCACGCAGGAGGGCGCACGCCCCTCGTTCGCGATCATGGACGAGACGCACCACTGGACGAAGAGCAACGGCGGGATGGAACTCGCCCGCGTCATCCGCCGCAACCTCGCCAAGAGCCGAGACGGTGCCGCCCGCGCGATCGAGACGACGAACGCGCACGAGCCCGGCCAGGAGAGCGTCGCCGAGGGGTCCTACCTCGCGTGGCGCGCAATGGTCGAGGGCCGCACCCGCTCCGACGGCGTCCTCTACGACACCCGCGAGGCACCCGGCGACGTCGACCTAGCCGACGAGGAGCAACTCCGCGCCGGTCTCGTGTGCGCCTACGGCGACGCGACGTGGGTCGATATCGACCGCATCCTCGGCGAGGTCTACGACCCCGACACCCCGCCGGAGCAGGCCCGCCGGTTCTACCTCAACCAGATCGTCGCCGCCGCCGACTCGTGGATCGCTCCTCACCAGTGGGAGTCCAACCGCCGCGACGACCTCGCCCCGCTGAAGCTCGGCGACCCCGATCGCAAGAGCGACCGCGGCGACATGGTCACCCTCGGCTTCGACGGCTCGCTGACCGACGACTCGACAGCCCTCGTGGCAGTCCGGGTCGACGACGGCGCTCCGTTCCTCCTCGCCATTTGGGAGAAGCCCGAGGGCCCCGCCGGGCAGGGCTGGGAGGTCCCAAAGGACCAGGCACGCGACGCCGTCGCATGGGCGTTCGGGCACCTGGACGTCGTCGCGTTCTTCAGCGACGTCGCCTACTGGGAGACCGACGTCGACGCCTGGCGCGACGAGTACGGCGAGCGCCTCCTCGTGAAGGCGACGACCCGGCACGCAATCGCCTGGGACATGCGCGGACACCAGATGGACACGACCCGCGCCGTCGAGGCGACGCACCGCGCGATCGTCGACGGCGAGGTCCCCTGGACGGCGCACACCCTCCAGGCGGGTTCCTCCCGCGGCCAGCAGGCCGACGCGATCCTCACCCGCCACGTACTGAACGCCCGCCGCCGTATCAACCGGTGGGGCGTCTATTTCGGCAAGGAAACCCGCGAGTCACCCAAGAAGGTCGACGCCCTCGCGTCCCTCGTGCTCGCCCGCATGGCCCGCTCTCGCGTGCTCGCAGACGGCGGACTCGCCAAGCGTCGCCGCCCGAAGGGTCGCGTCATGGGTTTCTGAGCCCCGACCCCGAAAGGACTACCCAATGGCACGAGTCGACCCGGCGCTCGCGAAGCGCCTCGACGCCGCGCTGGAGGCGGACCTGGAGCCCGGCCGGGGTCGCCTCGGCAAGGTCCGGCGCTACCTCGACGGGCACCAGGACCTCCCCTACATGCCGCGGAAGGCGCGTAACGAGTACCGACACCTCGGCCGCCGGAGCATCACGAACTGGCTCCCGCTGATCTCGGACACGTACGCCCAGAACCTCTTCGTCGACGGCTATCGCGCGGCCCGCGCTTCGGACAACGCTACGCCCTGGGACTACTGGCAGGCCAACGGCCTCGACTCCCGGCAGACGATCGCCCACCGCGGCGCGCTGGAGTTCGGCACGTCCTACATGCTCGTCCTCCCCGGCACGCTCCAGACCCGCCGCGTGCCGGTCATGCGCCCGCTCTCGCCGCTTCGATCGATGGCCTGGTACCAGGACGACGACGACGAGTTCCCGGAACTCGCGATCCTCCGCAAGGGCACGACGATGGACGGGACTCGCCTCGTCGAGGTCTACGACGACACGAGCGTCTACACGTTCGCCCAGCCGAAGCCGACCCGCGAGAACCCGAAGCCGGACTGGATTCTCTCGGCGACCGACGAGCACGGGCTCGGCGTGACGCCGTTCGTCCGGTTCCGCGACCGCCTCGACGGCCCGGCCCGCGGCATCATCGCCCCGGTCATCCCGCTCCAGGACCGCATCAACGAGATTTCGTTCTCGACCCTGATCGCGATTCAGTACGCGAGCTTCCGCCAGCGGTGGGCCACCGGCCTCGCGATCCCCGAGGACGAGAACGGTAACCCCGTCGAGCCCTTCGAGGCGGCCGTCGACCGGCTGTGGATCGCCGAGGACGAGTCCGCCCGGTTCGGCGACTTCGCCCAGACGGAACTCTCCGGGCATCACTCGGCCTACTCGTCCGCTGTCCGCGACCTCGCCGCTATCTCGCAGGTGTCCCCAACGGTCATGATGGGTGACCTCTCGAACATCAGCGCCGAGGCCCTGGCCGCGATTCAGGACTCCACGCAGCGCCGATCGAACGAGTTCGAGACGCTCTTCGGCGAGTCCTGGGAGTCCGGCCTCCGGCTCGCAGCCCGCGCCGCCGGGGACTCCGAGGCCGCCGCTGACATGAGCGCACAGGTTCGCTGGCGCGACACCGAGGCACGCGCTCTCGCGTCCACGGTCGACGCACTCGGCAAGATCGCCCAGATGCTCCAGGTTCCTGTCGAGGCGCTCTGGGAGAAGATTCCGGGCGTCACCGACCAGGACGTCCAGCGGTGGACCGAACTCCGCGACGACGCCGCCGACCCGCTCGCTGCGCTCCTCGCGGAGACCGACCGGCAGACGACCCCGACGAGCGACGCCCAGGCGAGTGCCGCGGAGACGAAGGCGCAGGCCGACGCGCTCGGCGCGCTGATCCGCGCGGGCGTCCAGCCCGAGTCCGCCGCCGCCCAGGTCGGCCTCGACGCGGTCGAGTTCATCGAGGGCGCGGTCCCGGTCGCCCTCCGGCTCCCGCAGGAGATCGAGCCCGCGACCGAGCCGACCGCCCCCGCCACTGAGGAGTAGCCCGTGATCGACGCGACCACGATCGACGCGCTCGCGCATGACCACATGGCGAGCCAGGTCCAGCAGGTCGCGCGCATTCAGGCCGCCCTCGCCGCGCTCTGGGACCGCACGATGGACCCCGCCGATATCGACGGGAGCTTCGTGCGGTTCCAGGCGCTCGCGGACCGCCTGATCAAGTCGGCCCGCCGTCGCGGCGAGATCGACGCGCAGACCTACTACGAGCAGGTCCGACTCCTCTCCGGCTACGTGGGCGATCTCCCCGAGGTCGCATCGGTCGGCGCGGGGACTCGGGCCAACCGGGCCGCCCTGCACGCGACCGGCGTCGCGGCGGCGAAGCGCAAGATCGCCGAGGGTGCGCCCGCTGAGGAGGCCCTGGTCGCTGCGCGGGCCGCCATGCTCCGGTCGGCGAAGCGCCGCATTCTGGAGGCGTCCCGCCAGCGTGTCCTCCGTCTCTCCGAGGCTGACGACAACGCCCGAGGGTGGGCCCGCGTGAGCGACGGCCGACCGTGCTATTTCTGCGCGATGCTCGTCAGCCGCGGGCCGGTCTACTCCGCTGCGACGGCCCGATTCCAGGCGCACGACGGCTGTGGGTGCTCGGCGAAGCCGGTGTTCGTGAACGACCCGGCTAAGGGCTGGAGCCCCGAGGCGCGCGCGCTCCGCTCGCTCTGGGACGGCCAGGACGCCGAGACGGGCCAGAACGGCTCCTACGACTGGCGCGCAACCTACGCCCGCGCCATGAGCGACCCCCGTTCCGAGGCGTTCCGCGCTCTCACGGGTGAGGTCGCCCTGGCTGCCTAGAAAGGACCCCGCATGTCCCTCGCATGGGGCGGTGTGTCTAACGGTGCGATCCCGCACGACCGGCTCACCGCAATTCCAAACTTCCGACCGCTCAGCGCCCCCTCCTCTGCCGCGGCCGGATCGAACCTCCTCCGCTCCGACGCTGCCCGCCAGGTGTCCGGCCTCATGGCCGCCTTCTACGAGCGGTTCGGCCGCGTGCTGTACGTCCGCGAGGCGTACCGCCCAATCGCCAACCAGCAGTTCTGGAAGACGTACTGGACGAACCGCGGACGCCCGGGTAACGCCGCCGCCCCGGGGACCTCGAACCACGGGTGGGCGCTGTCCTGCGACTTCGGCGTCGGTGACGCGAACCGCGATTTCACCGCCGAGGAGAAGGCGTGGATGGACGCGAACGCCCCGGCCTACGGGTTCGTCAATGACGTCGCCTGGGAGGTCTGGCACTTCACCTACATTGCCGCTCCCTCCCGCGTCGTCGGATCGATGATCTCGAATCCGCAGACCGGCAAGTCCGACGCGCAGCTCGCTGCGGAGGCCGCCGCTGCCGCGGAGGCGAAGCGGAAGGCGGAGGAGGCCAAGCGCCGCGCCGAGGAGGCACGGCTTCTACGACTACGGAAGGCAACCCCCGCTATGTGGATTCGATCCTCGAAGTCCGGCGTCTGGTATCTGATCGAAGGTCACGACGTGCGCGAGATTCACAACGTAAAGGACGCCCAGCGCGTCAGCCGCGTCCTCGGCTACAAGTCGACGCGCGTCTCGTCCGACGACGCGAAGTACGCAATCAACATCGCCCGCGCCCGTGCGAAGGAACTCGGCGACGTGGTCGGTCTCCCCGCGATCGAGAAGGCACTCGACCAGATTCTCGCCGCTGAGGAGGCCACTAACGCCTCAGTCGAGGCCCTCGCGGCCGACGACTGATCCCGGCCCCGCCCGGAAACCCCAACCCCCCATTGCCCCGGCAGGTCCGGGGCTTTCGTGTTCCAGGAGGACACTGCATGACCGATTCCGCCAACCAGCCCACCGCCCAGCCCGCGGCCGATAAGGCCCCGTGGACCGCTGAGAACTTCGACCCCGAGCGCGCCTGGCGGCTCGTCGAGAACCTCCGCGGCGAGCTGGACGGTCTGAAGACCGAGCGCGACGCCCTCCGCGCCGAGCGCCAGGAGCGCGAGGACGCCGAGAAGTCCGAGACCGAGCGCCTGTCCGGCCGTCTGACTGACGCCGAGCAGAAGCTCGCCGATGCCCAGCGCGCGGTTTACCTGGAGCGCGCTCTCCGTAAGCACTCCATCCCCGAGGACCTCGTCGAGTTCCTGACCGGGGACACGGAGGAGGAGATCACCGCTAAGGCGGAGCGCCTCGCCGCCCTCGGCTCCGGCTCTAAGTCGGACGAGGACGCCAGCAAGCAGGGCGACCAGCCCAACCCCTCCGGCAAGCCCACGCCCGCCCTGACCCCGGGCCACGGCGGCGAGGAGGAAACCCCCTTCGACCCGGCCGCGATCGCCAAGAGCGCGCGCCGCCGCTAACACGAAAGGCAGACATGCCCAACACCTTCTACACCCCCGAGCAGGTCGCCCAGGTCGCAGTCAACCTCGCGACCGAGGACTCCATGCTCTCCGCCCTGATCAACCGCGACTACGAGGCTGACCTCCTCGGCGGCGGTGGTCGGGGTAAGACCGTGAACGTCCGCGTTCCGGCCGCTCTCGTCTCGCACGTCCGCGATATCGAGGCCGTCAGCCAGATCACCTTCGACACGCTCGCGGAGAGCACCGTCCCGGTGACCCTCGGCGACCACATCTACTCGGCCGTCGCGCTGACCGAGGGCGACCTCTCGCTCAACATCGGCGACTTCTCGGCGCAGGTGCTCGCCCCGCAGGTCGACGCTGTCGTGAACGGCGTCGAGGCCAAGGTCGCTACCGCGTTCGGCGCTATCCCGGTGTCGACCGACGTCGCCTGGTCCGCCTCTGACCCGGTGAAGACCTTCACCCGTATCCGCGCGATCCTCCGTCAGCGCGGCGTGCCGCAGACCGACCTCAACGTGGTCGTCGGCACGGACGTCTACGCGGCGCTTCTCGACGCCGACGCGATCACGAACGCCTCCGCGTCGGGCTCGACCGAGGCGCTCCGTGAGGCGGGCGTCGGCCGGGTGCGCGGCTTCAACATCGTCGAGTCGACCCGCATCGACGACGGCGAGATCGTCGCGTTCCACCGCGACGCGTTCACCCTCGCGGTGCGTGCGCCGATCGTGCCGCAGGGCGCGAGCTTCGGCGCTACGGAGTCGTCCAACGGCTTCTCGCTCCGCTACCTCCGCGACTACGACGTCAACACCACGCGGGACCGCTCGCTCGTGTCGACGTTCGCTGGTGTCGCGGCGATGCCGTTCTACGCGATCGACCGCGCTACGGGCGCTGTCGAGGCGGTGACCGGCGGTGCCGCGTTCCGCATGTCGATCGAGGACGCCGAGCCGAGCGCGGAGTAGTAGATGCGTGAGGCGTTCCACGTGAAACATCGGGGACGCCTCACGCTCCTCCCCACCCCCTGACCCGAGAGGAGGCCGCATGGCCGACGAGCCCCTGACCCTCCCGCCGTCGCGAGACGCACTCCTGACGCGTCTCGGCCTGACGACCTCCGACCTCGACACGGTAGAGACCGCGAGGGCTGACGCGATCCTGGAGGACGCGACGGCCCTCGCCCTCGCCGAGGTCCCGGCCTCGATCGCCGAGCGCTGGGAGAGCGACGCCCCGCGCGTCGTCTCGACCGTGATCCTGAAGGCCGCACGCCGCGAGTTCGAGAACCCGCGCGGCCTCGTCTCCGAGTCCGTCGGGGACCGGTCCGTCGGCCTGTCCGACTCGACCGGCGTCTACTTCACGGACCGCGAGATCGCAATGCTCCGCCGGGCCGCCACTGGCCGCTCCGGCGGCTTCGTCGGGACCGTCCGCGTCCCGAGCGCCTACGGCGAGGTCGACGGTTCGCCGTACGACTACGCCCGGTTCCCGTACGCCTACCCGCTCGGCGGCGGTGACCCCCGATGACCCTCTACGTCTCCGACGGCGTGGAGGGCTCGGACCTGATCCCCTGGCTCGACGAGGAGGACCTCCGCGCCGAGCCCGTGCAGGAGGGCGACTACGCATGATCCTCGACCGACTACAGCGCGAGACCACTATCACCCGGCTCCGCGCTACCCCCGGGGTCGATTCGTACGGCGATCCGGTCGCTGAGGACTGGAGCCAGCCCGACCGCCTCGTCCTCCGGCGGGCCGAGGTCCAGGCCGTCAACGCTGACGAGACCGAGACCGCCGCCGGGTCGACCACCGTCGACGAGCGCGTGCTCTACGCCCTCGGCCGCCCGGACGTCCGTGAGGGCGACCGCATCGAGGTCGGCTCCGAGGTCTGGCGCGTCGACGGCCCCCCTATCGTCCGGCAGGGCCTCGCGTCCGGCCGGTTCCTGACCGCATCGCTCCGCCGGGTCTCCGGCAGGTAGGAGGCTCCACATGGCCCGATCGAAGCTCCGACTCGACCACCCCGGCATCGCCGAGGTCCTGAAGAGCGCCGAGGTAGCGGGCGTCGTCGAGTCCGCCGCCCAGGCCGTAGCCGCCGGGGTGGCTGAGACCGCCCGGAACGGCGAGGCAATCCCCGTCCGGGTCTCGCTCTACCAGACCGACCGAGCGGCGGCGGCCGTCACGATGGCCCACCCGGCCGGACTCGCCAAGGAGGCGAAGTACGGCTCACTCGCGCGCGCCGCGGAGTCCGCGGGGCTGGAGGTCAGCGCCGGTGACTGATCTACCCGTCCGGTTCCCAGACCCGCAACTCGCCGTGCGCGACCTCCTCCGTACGGTCCTCGCCGACCGCCCCGAGCCGTCGGCCGCGGGCGTCACCGTCTCAACCCGCGACCTCCCCGGCGCGGACGAGGCCCGCTCGCTCCCGTACGTCCAGGTCCGCTCCGACGGCTCCTACCGCGACGCACGGCTGAATGGTCGGGCGACCATCCGAGTGTCCGTCTGGCATCGCGACGAGGGCCGGGCTCAGGACCTCGCGCTCCTATGCGAGGCCCTCCTCCTCTCGGCGTCCTCCGCCGACGTCCGGGGGTCTACGTCCGTGTCAGGGCCTATCCCGACCGGCGACGACGAGACGGGACTCCCGCTCTCGTTCCTCACCATCACCGCTCGGCTACGGCCGATCCAACTCAGTTAGGAGCGCATCCGCCTATGGCAGGAAACGCCAAGAACACCGCCCTTTGGACGGGCGCTGACGTCTACATCGCCCCCGAGGGCACCGCCGGTCCGACCGACGTCGCCACCGCGTGGGGCGCGGACTGGGACCTCGTCGGCCTCCTCGACGGCGACGAGGGCTTCACCGAGACCCGCGACGAGGAGACCGGCGAACACTACGCCTGGGGCGGTCTGCTCATCAAGAAGACGAAGTCCCAGCACAAGCGAACGTTCAAGTTCGTCGCGCTGGAGGACAACGCCGTGACGTTCGGCCTCGTCAACCCCGGTTCGACCCGCACCGCGGAGAACGGCGTGATCACGTCGAGCGTCGTCGTCCCCGTTGCCGGGCACCGCTTCGCGATCGGCTTCGAGCTTCGCGACGGTTCCAAGGTCAAGCGCCGCTACGGCATTTCGGCCGAGGTCGAAGAGGTCGGCGATATCACCGAGAACGAGACCGACCCCGTCGTGTTCGAGATCACGGTCGTCCTGTTCCCCGACGAGGACGGCGTCCTCTACCACACGGTGGAGACCGACCCGAACTACGTCGCCCCGGTCGGCGGCTAGTACGTGAGACGGCTCGCATGAGTCGTCTCGACTGACTGACGGGGGAGCGCTCGCGCGGGGCGCTCCCTCGTCCCTTCCCTTACCCGCGCATCCCTGATCCTCCAACCCGCGCTAGGAGACCCCATGCCCGCTCGCAAGTCCGCCCCCGCCGCCGAAGCTCTCGCCCAGTCGATCGAGTTCGAGTTCCGCGGGGCCGAGTTCGCCGTCCTCCCGACCACCGAGTGGTCGCTCGACGCCCTGAGGCGTTCGAGGACGGGAAGCTCGTGACCCTCCTCCGCGAGGTCCTCACCGACGGCGGCTACGCCGCCATGAAGGCTGTCGCGCCGAAGGTCGGCGACCTGAACGAGTTCGTCGCCGCGATGACCGAGGCCCTCGGTATCTCGGGAAACTGAGCGCGCTCGCCGCGCTGATCCGGACCCACGGCCGGGCGCTGGAGGCTGACCTCCTCCGGTACTACGCCGTGGACCTCCTGGACCTCTGGCGCGGCGGGCTCTCGCTCCGTCGCCTCTCTGTCCTCGTCGACGCGCTCCCGTCCGAGTCCGCAACGATCTCGGCGCTCGTCGGCATCCCTTCCGGCTGGACCAATACGGCGCTACTCGTCGCCGACCTGTTCCACGCCATTGCCGGAGAGGCCCACCCCTCGCGGCCTACCCCGAAGTCCACCGCTGGCTCCTCCCGCTACGCGCGTCTGCGCTCCGCCCTGGAGGCCCAGCGCGCCCGCCGGATCGCCGAGGGCGCTACCCCGACCACCGCGGCCGAGTAGCGCCCTCGCGCTCCCTCCCGAGGAGGCCCCATGTCCAACGTCGGCTACGCAACGCTGACAGTCATTCCGTCCGCGAAGGGCTTCTCCGCTGCCCTCGGCGGCGAGATCAACCCTCAAATGAGCCGCGCCGGTAAGTCCGGCGGTGCCGCCCTCGGCGGCGGAGTCGTCGGCGCACTGAGCAAGTTCGCCGGTCCGATCGCCGGGGCCCTCTCGCTCGGCGCGGTGACCTCGTTCGTCAAGGGTGCGATCTCCGCTGCCTCCGACCTCCAGCAGTCGTCCGGTGCTGTCTCGGCGGTGTTCAAGGGCCAGAGCGCCCAGGTCCAGAAGTGGGCCCAGGACTCCGCGACCGCGGTCGGTCTGACCACGAACGAATACAACCAGTTCGCCTCCGTGCTCGGCTCGCAGTTGAAAAACGGCGGGACCGCGATGGACGAACTCGGCCCGAAGACAAACAACCTGATCAAACTCGGCGCGGACCTTTCCTCCATGTTCGGCGGTACGACGGCCGAGGCTGTCGAGGCTCTGAGCGCCACCCTCCGAGGCGAGACGGACCCGATCGAGCGCTACGGCGTGTCGGTCAACCAGGCCGCCGTCGACGCTCAGGCCGCGGCGATGGGATTCGAGAAGGTCGGCGGCACCTACGAGACGACCGCCAAGCAGGCCGCCACGCTTGCCCTGATCTCGAAGCAGACCGCCGACGCCCAGGGCAACTTCAGCCGCGAGTCGGACACGCTGGCGCACGCCCAGCAGGTCCTCGCCGCTCAGTTCGAGAACGGGAAGGCCGCGATCGGCCAGGCATTCCTCCCGGCTGCGACCGCCCTCACGAACCTCCTCGGCTCCGCCCTCGGGCCCGCGATGGACGGGACCGCCAAGGGTGCCGCGGCGCTCACCGAGGGGCTGTCCCAGTTCTTCGGCGGGTTCTCCTCGGGTAACGCCCAACTCGGCGAGACGACGAGCTTCATGTCCACGCTCGGCGCGGCCGTGAAGTCCTACCTCCAGCCGCTTGTCGACGTCTGGCCGCAGGTGTCCGCCGCGTTCGCCCCCTTCGCGTCTGCGATCGGCTCGACTCTCAGCGGCATCGTCCCGCTACTCGCGTCGCTCGCGCCGAGTATCTCGCCGCTCGCGCTCGTGTTCCGGGCGCTCGCCCCGGTACTCCCGCAGATCGCGACCTTGTTCGGGCAGTTGGCGCAGACCGTCGTCGGCACCCTCGCCACGGCGCTCGCGACTGTCGGCCCGCTCGTCAGTCAGATCGCCTCCGCCCTGGTCTCACTCCTGTCCGGTGTGTTCGTCGCGCTCATGCCGACGGTCACCATGCTGATTCAGACCTTCTCGGCTCTGATCGGTCAGGTAGTCCCGATCGTCTCCGCGCTCGCGATCGCGCTCATGCCGGTTGCTCAGGCGATCCTCTCCGCACTGATCCCGGCAATTACGACGATCGTCACGGGGGTCCTCCCGCCCTTCATCGCCGCCTTCCAGCAGGTGCTCGCTGCGGTCCTCCCGATCGTCTCGCAGTTGCTCGCGGCGCTCGTCCCTGCCTTCCAGCAGGTCGTCGCCGTGATTCTCCCGGTGATTTCCATTGTCGCAAGCGCGCTGATTCCGATTATCAATGCGCTACTTCCGGTCGTGACGACGGTATTCAATGCCGTAGCGGCAATCATTACCGCGGCGATGAAGATTGTACAGGGCATCATTAACGTTGTCCTCGGCGTAATCACAGGGAATTGGTCGCAGGTCTGGCAGGGAATCAAACAGATTCTCTCCGGCGTCTGGGACGCAATTAAGGCGATTGTCACCGGTGCAATCAATATCCTGAAGTCGGTCATTTCGGCTGGCCTCTCGATCATCCGCACGGCGTGGAGTACGGCGTGGGCGGCTCTCGGCTCGCTCCTGTCCTCCGCGTTCGGCCGAATCACGAGCGCAGTGTCCTCCGGCATTAGCAACGTAGTCGGCTTCGTGACCGCGCTCCCCGGCAAGATCGTCCGCGGGCTCGGCAACGTCGGCTCGATGCTCTACAGCGCAGGTGCCGACCTGATCCGAGGCTTCCTGAACGGCATCAAGTCGCTCGCCGGGAACATCCTCTCCGCCGTCACGGGTCCGATCTCCAACGCGATCTCCGGCGCGAAGAAGCTCCTCGGCATCCACTCGCCGTCGCGCGTGTTCCGCGAGATCGGCTCGTTCACCGGCCAGGGCATGGCCCTCGGTCTCCAGGACAGCGCCGGGCTCGTGACGCGAGCCGCTAACTCCGCGCTGATCCCGGACGTCGACCCGTCGGTGAAGGCCCCCACCGTCAGCGGCGGGGGGCTGGCCGGGGCTGTCGCTGCCGGTTCCGGCGGTACCGGATCGCCGTACATCGGGTCGGTCACGCTCGCGTCCTCCGGGGACGTGAAGAGCGACCTCGACGAACTCGATTTCTACGTCCGCACGAAGACCCGAGGAGGTCGCTTTGCCTAACGTCCCCGCCGACTGGCGACTCGTCTACGGCGACGTCGACCTCCCCTTCGGGTCGATCGGGTCGGGCTACGTGTTCCCGTCGCCGCCGGAGATCGGCTCCCCGGACCTGACGAACGACGACGCTCGGCGTGCCCGCGCCGACGGCGTCCTCTTCGGTCAGGACACCCGGGGCGGGACAACGGTCGCGTTCGATGTCGACGTCGTGGCGGCGGACGAGGCGGCGGTGCTCTCGAAGCTCGCGCCCCTCGCCGCCGCCTGGCGGGCGGACTCGATCCGCTCCACTCCCGGCGCAACTGCGACGCTCGTCGCCGACACCGGGCGCGTGACGTTCGGCCGTCCGCGGCGATTCGCACATCAGCACACCTACCGCAAGGACGGCCTCATTCAGGTCACCGCTGACTTCGCCACGGCGGACGACCTCTGGTACGGCCCGGAGCGCTCGACGAGCGTCTCCCTAGTTCCTACACCGAGCGGCGGTCTACTCGCCCCGCTCGCGTCCCCACTGTCGACGACGCGCACTAGCGACCGATCGCAGGTCTTCGAGGTCGACGGCGAACTGCCGACCTGGCCGGTATTCACCGTCCGGGGCCCGATCACGAACCCGGTGGTCGAGGTTACAGGCGTGCTCCGCATCGCCGTGACGCGGACGCTCGCGTACGACCAGACGCTCGTTATCGATACGCGCCCGTGGGCCCGGTCGGTGCTCCTGGACGGCGCGAGCATCGGCGGCGCTGTCTCGCCGACCTCGACCCGCCTGTCCCGCGCCGCCGTCCCGCCGGGCGTGAACGAGGCGACGCTCCGCGGTGCCTCGGCGAACGGCACCGCAACTCTGTCCGTCGCCTGGCGGCCCGCTTTCCACACCCCCTAGGAGAACAACATATGGCATGGGATTCCGTCCCCTGGTTTGTCGGCGGCGGCGCTGAGCACTCCCCCGAGGTAGCGCGCCTCCTCGCCTACGCTGCGACCGGCGGCGCTGAGGGCGTCGTGAGCACCGGAGACCTGAAGGTGCAGCCTCTCGCCGTGCCCGGCGGCTCCGTCGTGGTCGCAGGCGGCGCGGCGCTGATCCTCGCCCGCTCCGTCGGCGGCGACCAGCAGACCTACGTCGCCCGGCTCCCCGACTCCGACACGGTCGCTATCGCGCCGACCGGCTCGTCCGGCGGGCGCTCGGACCTGATCGTCGCCCAGATCGAGGACCCCTTCATGGCGGGCGAGCCCTGGCAGGACCCCGCTGACCCGGCCGTCGGTCCGTACGTGTTCACCCGCGTGATCTCGAACGTCCCGGCTGGGACTACCCGGCTCCAGAACGTCGCTGGCTACGAGGGCCGAAGCGCGGTCACGCTCGCCCGCGTCGACCTCCCGGCGTCAACCGGCACGGTGACGTCGGCGATGATCAAGGACCTCCGCACCCTGGCCCGGCCGCGCGAGACGACCCTCGTTTACGCCGACCTCGGGTCGAGCGCAGGCACGCTCTCGTCCACCGACGGGAAGCTGTTTCCCCCGTACGCCCCGGCCGTGACGGTCCCTGAGTGGGCCACGCACGTACGGGTCGACGTGTCGATCTCGCAGCTTCAGTCCGCGGGCAACTCGGCGGGGTACGTGAACGTCCAGGTGCGCGACTCCGCCGGGACGACCGTCGTCGTCGACGGCGACCAGATGGCCTACAACGTGGACGGCGCGACGAGTTCGCGCTTCGTCCACCTCGGCACTACTTACGGCGCGGTGACGAGCAAGCGCGGGCAGGTCATCCGCCCGAGCGTCTACATGCGGAAGCAGACGTCGAACCAGGCGAACCTCGCGTACGACGCGTACTCGCAAATGGTGTTCCGGGTCACCTTCTACGAGAAGGCGGTCTAGCGAATGACTGAATGGCGCTTCATCGCCCAGCGTGCGCTAACGGGGGAGTTCCTGGAAATGGAACTCCCCCTCTCCGTTTCCTCGCTGAAGTGGGACCTATCCGGCCCCGGTTCTCTGACCGGCACCGTCGAGCCCGATACCGGCGTCCTCCGCGCGCCGGACGGCCGCCTCCTCCTGGAGGAGTGGGGGACGTACCTCTACGCCGAGGCCGACGGCGAGATTCGCTGGGGCGGGATCGTCGTCTCCAGCAAGTTCGACGGGGCCCGGTATCAGATCGAGGCCGCCGGGTTCTCGACCTACCCGCACGGGCTCCCGTACCAGTCGACCTACTCACGGGCGAACATCGACCCGGCCCAGATCATCCGCGACATTTGGGCGCACGTACAGTCGCACCCCGACGGCGACCTCGGCGTGCAGGTCGTCGGGTCGACCAAGGCCCGCAAGGGGTCGGACTCGACGGCGAAGCTCGCCGACGCGACCGCCGACTACAACGCCGCCAAGTCGGCCTACGACTCCGCTAACGCGACGCTGAAGTCCCGGCGCACCGCTGAGACGAACGCGCGGAAGGTCTACTCCGACCGCGTTGCGGCTCGCACCGCCGCGTCAAAGGCCCTCACGGCTGCCAAGAAAACCAAGAACCCCGCCCAGATCGCGGCGGCGCAGGCTGCCTACAACGACGCAGTCGCCGCGGTGAACGCCCAGAAGTCGGTCGTCAACTCCGCGGCTGCCGCGACCGACGCGCAGGCCGCCGTCGTCGCCGACCGGAAGGCCGTACGCGACAAGGCGAGCGACGCCCGGGCGGCTGCCCGCAAGGCCGAGAAGGCCGACGGCGGCGCGTACGCGCTCAACTGGTGGGACACCCCCGATTGCGGCGACGAGATCGACAAACTCGCCCAGGAGACCCCGCTCGACTACGTCGAGTCGCACGCCTGGAACTCAACCCGTACGGCTATCAGCCACCGCGTGACGATCCACTACCCCCGCGCAGGCCGCCGCCGGACCGACCTCCGGTTTGTCCTCGGCGACAACGTCCTCGACCTCGCGGCCCCGCAGATCGACGGCGACGAGTTCGCTAACGAGGTCGTCGGCATCGGCTCCGGCGAGGGTAAGGGGGCCCTCCGCCGGACGACGGCGGTTCGCGACGGGCGACTCCGTCGGACGGCGGTCCTGAAGGGTAAGCGCGTAGCCGTCGCGTCTCGTCTGGACGCGATGATCCGCGACGAGCTTCGCGCCCGCCAGGGCGACCTACAGATCGAGTCCGTCGAGGTCGTCGACCACCCGAACGCGCCGATCGGCGCGTGGGCCATCGGCGACGACGTCCTCATTCAGGCCGAACTCCCCTGGCTCGACGACGTCTCGCTCTGGTGCCGCATCACCGGCTGGGAACTCCTCAGCGAATCCCGCGCACGGCTCTCCCTGGCCCGTGCTGACTCATTCACCTACGGAGGCTAAATGGCAACGCCCGCTCAGTCCCTCGCGAACCTACTGACTGACGTGTCACGTCGAGTCTCCGCGCTGGAGACGTCCGGGCAGGTCGTCAACTCCACGGTCGAAGTTGACGGTGAGACCGTCGCCGTCGTCGACGCCACCGCCGACGCGACGAGTGCCGCCGTCGCGATCCCCGGCCTGACGGAGGACCTCGATATCGCGAGCGAGGCAGTCTCCGCGGCGGCTACCACGGTCGACGAGGCGATCGCCGCTGCCGAGGACGCCCGCGAGGCCGGGCTCGCAGCAGCCGAGGAGGCGTCCGCCGCCGCCGACGAGGCACTCGCGAACGCCGAGATCGCGAAGACGAACGCCGACGAGGCGCTGATTTCCGCCACTACGGCCTACGATCTCGCCGGTACCGCGAAGTCGACCGCGGACAGCGCCGCGTCGACCGCTAACTCGGCGTCGACGGCTGCCAGCACGGCGACGACGAAGGCAGAGTCGGCGCAGACCGCCGCCGCTTCGGCCCAGTCGACGGCGGACGGCGCGGCGGCGTCGGCTAACTCAGCGGCTACCACGGCGAACACTGCCAAGTCCACCGCCGACACTGCCAAGTCCACCGCCGACACTGCCAAGTCCACCGCCGACAGCGCTGCCACTACCGCGAACTCGGCAGCCACCGCCGCGAGCCAGGCTCAGACCGCCGCCGCTACGGCCCAGTCGACGGCGAACGGGAAGAACCGCGTGATCTACGCGACGGTCGCCCCGAGCAACACGACGAACCCCGGAACCGCCGTCGGCGACGTTTGGTTCCAGCGATCGGGCACGCTGATCGTCGCACAGTACGAGTGGGACGGCTCGGCTTGGAACGCCCGCACGCTCGACTCGCAGGTGATCGCGAACCTCGACGCTGGCAAGCTCACGGCGGGTACGATCTCCGCCGATCGGATCGCGGCCTCCAGCCTCACGGCGGCGAAGCTCGCGGCTGCCACCCTGACGTCGCGCGAGATCGCAGCCGACGCGGTCACCGCCGCGAAGCTGGCCGCGGACGCGGTCCTCGCGCGCAACATCAAGGCGGGCGAGATCACGGCCGGGCACCTGGCCGCCGCGACCATCACGGGCGACAAGATCGCCGCAGGGACGGTCGCGGCGGGCAACCTCGCCGCGGGTGCCGTGACCGCCGAGAAGATCGCCGCCGGTGCCATCACCGCCGATAAACTGTCCGCGAACGCGATTGACGGTAAGACGATCACCGGTGCGACGATCCGGTCGGCCTCATCGGGCCAGCGCATCGAAATGCTCGGTACGCGGCTCGACGTCTACGGCACCGGCGCGACCGCAGCGGCGAGCATCATCGGCATTCCGGGTGTGGATAGCAGCGCTACTAGTGCTGTGCAGATCACCGGACGGAACGGCGCGAATCAGACTGCCGAGGCGAATATACATGGCCCGTTCACGTTCGGCGCTGCCACGTACAACGCGACCGTCAGCCACGGCATCAACACCACCAACGTAGTTGCGACGCGGCTTTATTCGACGAAGTCGATCCTCCCTGTGCTCGTCATGGAAGGTACGAGCAGCGGCATCGTGTTCCGCGCGGACGACTACCAGGACAGTAGCGGGAAGTCGCTACTCGCCGACACCGGATGGGTCTACCCCACCCTTCAGTACGGCTGGCGCAACCAGCCTGGTACCCGGCTTCGCTACCGCATTAAGGCGGGCGTCTTCTACTTGCAGGGCTACCTCGACAGCAGTAACGCGACGGCGACGCTCGTCTGCACTATCCCGAGTGCGTACACGCCGAGCCAGGACATTCGTGTCGTCTGCGCGAACGGCACCGGCTCGGCCGCCTCGTTCATGACGTTCCCCGTCAGCGCGAACGGCGAAATCCGCGCAGGTGGCTCTACGAACCCGAACATTAATACGTCGTGGCCGCTCGATTCTTGACCGTCCCCCTACCTGATTGGAGCCCTAGTCCGATGGCTATTGACCCGGTCGACCTGCCCGAGGGGCACTCGGCAGTTACCTACCCCGACACCCCCACCGGTGCCCTTATGCGCCAGCGCGACGAACTCGCCCGCTCGGCCGAGGGTGACCGCGCCACCGCGGCGGCCTACGTCGCCCGCGCCGAGGCAGCGGAGGAGCGCGTCGCATCGCTGGAGTCCGCGATCGCCGCGCTGGAGGGGGTCGCATAGTGGGCGAGGACCTCGCGCACATCGTCAGTCAGTCCCCGAGCAGCGCCGAGACGACGACTCTGGTCGCGCTGACCCGCCTGGAGGCGAAGGTCGACGTCGCGCTGACCCAGCACGGCGCGGACCTGAAGGCGCAGGGCCGCGACATTGCCGACCACGAGGAGCGCCTCCGCGTGGTCGAGCAGCGCCCCTACGTCGCCCCGAAGACCCTCTGGTCGGCGGTGGTCGGTGGCGGCGGTCTCGTCGTCGCTGTCCTGTCGCTCGTCCAGTCATTCCTCAACTAGAAAGGACCGCCGCATGGCAGCTTCTATTTTCACCCCCGCGTTCTGGCGCGACGCCGCGGAGCGCGCGATCTCGACCGCCGCGCAGACCGCCGTCGCGCTCCTCTCCGTGGACGGCCTCGGCCTCCTCGACGTCGACTGGACCGCGACCGCCTCGGCCGCCGGGCTCGCCGCGCTCGTCTCGGTCCTGAAGTCGATCGTCGCGTCCCGCTCCGGTGACGGCTCGGCCTCCCTCGTCAGCACGAGCGGGGCAAAGCACGTCGCGGACTGACCCACAGGCCCCGTTCTCCTACCTGGAGGGCGGGGCCTTTCGGCGTTTGAGCAGCCGCGCACCCTCCGGCCGACTCCTCCCACATGTCTACTTCTACCCCGCCCCTCGTGGCGCTCCTCGGGCGTAAGCGCTCCGGCAAGGACACCGCCGCGTCAGTCCTCACGACCGAGCACGAGTTCGAGCGCGTCGCGTTCGCCGACCCGCTCCGCGAGGCCCTCCTCGCCGTGGACCCGATCATCGAGCACTTCGACGCCGACAACTCGTGCGGCGACCCGGACTGTTGCGGCGGTCCGTACGAACTGATCGTCGAGCGCCGCCTGAGCGACGTCATCGAGTCGATCGGCTGGGAGCGCGCCAAGGACTCGCACGACGAGGTCCGCCGCCTCCTGGTCGACCTCGGCCAGGCGATGCGCGCGCTCGACGACGAGACCTGGACCCGTCCGGCGTTCGAGCGGATCGACGAACTCCGCCGCCCAGTCCTCGCGCACCCCCCGCTCACCCGCGCTGCCCTCCTGGAGGCCGGTCTCGGTCACCTGATCCGCGAGCCGCGCGACGGCCGCCGCGTCGTCGTCACCGACGTCCGCATGCCGAACGAGGCCGAGGGCCTCCGCGAGCGCGGCGCGCTCCTCGTCCGGGTCGTCCGGCCGGACCTTGTGGCCGACGAGGAGCCGAGCATCACGGAGACCGCCCTCGACGACTACCCGGTGGACCTCACGATCGAGAACACCGGCACGCGCGACGAGTTCCTCGCCGCAGTCCGAGCACGGCTCGTCGTCGAGTCCCTCGGCCTCTGACCAAACCAGCCCCGTCCTCTACCACTCTCGGTAGGGGGCGGGGCTTTTCGTATTTTCAGGCTAGGCAACGTGCGTTGCGTGGGACGACTCACGCGTGTAGCGTTCCGAGCATGACAATTCCGGAAGTCCCCCTCGACCGATTACAGCAGGCCGCCGCAGCCGCCATCCGGCGATGGGACAACGGTAGCGAGTCCGAGAGGACCGAGGCCCTCCGCGAGGTAGCCGAGAGCTTCGTGGCGGCCCGCAAGCACTTCTACAACAAGGACGGCGACGCCGACCTCCTCGGCCGCTCGTTCGCCTACCGCACGTGGGTCCGCGAGACCATGTCACTCGGCGGCATCGAGCCCTCACGATCGAGTGCGGTAATGGCCTCGATCCGGTACCACTCCGGGAACGTGCTCCGCGACTGGCTCTCGGCCGCGCAACTGGAGGCGATCGGCGCACGCGCGGAGAGCCCCCGTCAGCGAGCCGCCGAGGTCCGCAGCCGGACGACCGAGTCCGCCGCGCTGATCGCGGGGAACCGTCGGATCGAGACGCCGGAGGAGGTCGTCGCCCTGGCTACCGCGGCGACTGCCGCACTCGGCCGGGTGGCGCGGGGCGCGGTGACGGGACGCGGGCGCGCCCATCGCGCCGCACGGGAGGCCCTGGCGGGGCTCGCCGCGGCGGCCCAGTCCCTCGCCGGGTAACCATTTGTAGTGACGGAGTGACAGGAGTGACCCCTCTTCTAGTTCGATCTCTAAGACGACGACTCAACTAGAGATAGAACGAGAGACGCGGTCACTCCCGTCACTCCGTCACTACAAATCCACCGCCTGAGCATCGCGCGCTCGCTGGCCGACTCCTCATGGGTCCCATCCGATCCATGAGAGGAGGTCGCGCGCAGCGTGACTACCCCGAAAATCAACACGATCAAGCGCGGCGGAGCCCGGTTCTACGTCGCCGAGGACGGCGTCGCCTACCCCGGTGTCACGAGCATCCTCGGGATGCTCCCGAAGGAGTTCCTGAAGTATTGGGCGGCGAAGAGCGTCGCCCAGACCGCCGTCGACGACCTCGGCTCCGTCGTCTCGATCGCGCTCCGCGACCCGAGCGCCGCTGTCGACTACCTGAAGCGATCGCCCGACCGCGACGTCCGCAAGTCGCAGGACACCGGCACCGCCGCCCACTCCCTGTTCGAGCGAATGGCGAAGGGCGAGGCCGTCGGCCGCGTCGCCCCGGACATGGAACCATTCGCCCTCCACTTCGGCGAGTTCCTGGACAAGGTCCAGCCGGAGTTCCTGTTCCTGGAGGAGACGGTCTGGTCCGACACCCATCAGTACGCCGGTAGCTTCGACTGGCTCGCTCGCATCGAGGGCGAACTCGTCTGGGGCGACACGAAGACGACCCGCTCCGGCATCCACGAGGAGGTCGGGCTCCAGTTGTCGGCGTACTCCAACGCTGACCACATCCTCCGCCCGGACGGCTCCCGCGTCCCGATGCCGAAGTCAGACCGCGGCATGGTGTTCCACGTCCGCCCGGAGGGCTGGAGCCTCACCCCGGTCCGCGCCGACCGCGAACTGTTCGAGACGGGCTTCCTCCCGCTCCGACAGGTCTTCCACTACGAGCGCGAGATCAAGCCGACCATCATCGGCGACGCGCTCCACAAGGGCCCCGCGCCGGACGCGCCGACCACGCGCCGCCGTGCTCCGCGGAAGGGGGCCTCGGCGTGATCTACGGCAATCGAGACGACCTCCTCTGGCTCGCCGGGCTCCTGGAGGGCGAGGGCAGCTTCGACGCTCACCGCGGGAAGTACCCGCGCATCCGTCTCGCAATGACGGACCGTGACGTCGTCGGCCGCGCCGCGTCGCTCATGGGGGCAGAGTTCCGACTCAGCCTCCACCCGGCCCCGGCGAAGGCCACCTGGCACACCGAGATCAGCGGCGAGCGCGCCGCCGAGATCATGCGGGAAATCCTCCCGTTCATGGGGACCCGCCGGTCGCAGCGCATCGCCGACGTCCTCGGCGTGCACGCCTACCGCGCGCGCAAGGGCATCGACGCGCCGCGCTCGACGAGCACGCCCGGACCACGCGTCTCCCGTCCGGCGGGCATCGCGGCACCTGACCGCGGCGAGATCACCTCGGCCGCATGATCGCGACGTTCCTCGCGGTCTTCGCCGTGCTCGACGTCGTCTCCGCGCTCGGCGTCGGCGCGCTCCTCCTGGTTGCCGCCCGGCGGTAGCCACCCTCACGAGAGGCCCTCTCCCACATCGGGAGGGGGCCTCTTTCGTTTCGCGTGAGCAGCCTCCGACCCGCTGGCCGACTCCTCTCCTGTCCCCAACCGGGAACGAAACAGACCGAACCAGCAAACACAGGAGGCTCATGGGCCTGAACATTTTCGACAACGACACCGCTCGCGGCGCGGGGAAGCGTTTCTCCGACGACGTCGTGGGCCGCTTCCGCTCCGGCTACCAGGTCGACGGCACCCCCGCCGCGCTGACCGAGTGGCGAGTCACGACCGGCGACCCGTCGGTCGCGGCGACCGTGCATGACCTCCTCGGCGGCGACGCTCCGCAGGAGTGGGCCGCGAAGGGCGAAGACAACATCGAGGTCTTCACCGCCGCATCCGAGGTCGACGTTATCGTGGAGAACCCCGAGCGGCTCTCGCAGCGCATGGTGCTCTGGGGCCGCAACGGCAAGCCGATCTACATCAGCGACGGGGCGACGATCGTCTACCCCGACGAGGACAAGGGCAAGCCGGACCCCGACGCCGGGCTGAAGTTCGCCGAGCGCAAGGCGCGGGCCCGCAACGGCAACGGCGCTGAGCCGCAGATCGAACTCGTGTTCCGCCTGGCGGACGAGCCCGACCTCGGCATGTTCAAGTTCCAGAGCGGCTCCTGGTCGCTCGCGAACGACCTGAACTACTACGGCATCGAGGACGAACTCGCCGATATCGAGGGTCCGGCTCTCGTCACGATCGGCCTGGAGCAGGTCAGCTTCATCGCCAAGAACGGCCCCCGCGCCGGGCAGACGGTCCAGTACACGAAGCCGACGCTGAAGGTCAAGGGCGCAGCGTGAGCGACGTTGACGTGGCGATCCTCCTCGCCACCTACCTCGCCGCGTTCGTCTTCGGCTTCACCGTGCCGAAGCGCGTCACGGACAGCCTCGGCGGGCAACTCGCCGTCGCCCTCGCTGGCGGTTTCCTGATCGGTGCCCTCGGGGCCGCGGTCATGGTCGCCGCCTAACCACCCATCACCCCACCACCCGACGGCCCCCGTCCTCATTTGAGAGGCGGGGGCCTCGGCCTACCCCCTACAGAGACATGACCAGTACGACGACGACCGCCGCGCCGACGGCGAAGAGCACCCCCAGCCCCACCCCGACTATGACGGCCGCTGACCGGTGTGACCGTTGCGGCGCACGCGCGTACGTCGCCGCCGAGATCAACGGGACCGACCTCCTCTTCTGCGCCCACCACTTCGGACGCTGGGAGCCCGGCGTCCGCGCCGCTGCGAGCGCGATCCGCGACGAGCGCTACCGGCTCGCCGAGGAGGAGGCGGCCCGCAAGGAGTTCCGCAAGCAATGACCGACGTCACCGTGATCACCGTCTACACGAAGTCCAACTGCCAGCCGTGCCGCGCCACGAAGCGGAAGCTCGACATGCTCGGGCTCCCGCACGTGGAGGTCGACCTGGAGCACTCCCCCGAGGACGTCGAGCGTCTCCGCTCCCTCGGCTACCAGGAGTCCCCAGTCGTCGACGTCGTCGGCGCTCCTGCCGGTATGCCACAGAACACGTGGAGCGGCTACCGCCCTGACCTCCTCCAGAAGCTCGCGGACCTGATCCCGTGACCGAGCCAACCTGTCGAGACCGAAATGGACACGCCTGACCCTCTCACCGCACACCGCACCCGCGTCGCCGTCCGCTACATCACCGGCGACGTCCACCCTGACGACGCCCACGGCTCCGGCTCGACGGCCGGGCTCGACGCGTACTCCGCTGTCGAGCGCGTCTTCGCGGCGCGCCTCGCGCGAGACCTCGCGAACTACGAGCGCGCCGTCGCCGACGGCTGGCTCGACCCGCGCGACCCGCTCGACCGCGTCCCGCGGCACCGCAGCAGCGACCACTCTCGCGACGACGAGGCTCGCGACCGCGCCGAGCGGTGCCACTGCGGTACCCCGGACATGCACCGAACCCGAGACGGGTTCGTGCTGTCGCCGAGCGGGCGGCACGCCGCGCCATCGCCCATCCCCGACGGGAGGTAGCCAGTGAGCGCGAATAAGCAAAAGGGCACCAAATGGGAGACCGCCCTCGTCAAAGCGCTGAGCGCGTTCTGGCGAGGGCGGTTCGGCCTCGCGCCCCGGCGGACGGCCCAGGAGGGCTTCGCCGACACCGGCGACCTGCACGGCCTCGACCCCTTCATCGCTCAGGCCAAGGACTGGCGAAGCTGGGAGGCCGCGATCCGAGAGGGGCTCGACGGTGCCGAGGTCCAGCGTGTCCGCGCCGGTCGGGACTACGGCGTCGCGTTCGTCAAGCGAGCCCGCAAGGGCGTCGGCAGCGGCTACGCCGTACTGACCGTCGCGACGTTTGCGCGGGTGCTCGTCCGGCTACGGCGGGCCGAGACCTACCTCCAGGAGGCGTCCCCGTCGCTGGCTGAGCGCCACGCTCAGGAGACCGCCTCGGACTCCGAGACCCCGGTCTGACCGGGCACCCAGCGTGTAAACGATCCGTCGCTGAACACGCAGACGTGCTCCCCAGGTTCGCCCAGCACCGGTAGCACGACCCATGTCGCGTCGTCGCGGTCACCCCAGTCCACTGCCCCTGTTTCCTCTCTGCTATGCCGACCCCGTCCGCCTCGTTGCGGCGGGGTTTCGGCGTTTTGAGGGGCCATTCAAACACACCAAACGCCCACACGTGAGCACTCTCACGCATCGTGGCCGACTGTCATCCCGTATCTACCGCCAACCCCTGGAGGACTACCCCCGAAATGGTCACACTCTCCGACCTCCTGAGCCGGTTCGGCTCCGTCGAGGAGACCGCCGACGGCTGGCTCGCCCACTGCCCCGGTCATCCCGACTCGACCCCCTCGCTCCGCGTCGCCGTCTCCGATCGCGGAAAGGTGCTCGTCCGCGACCGCGCAGGATGCGACACCGCCGACGTGCTCCAGTCGGTCGGTCTGACGATGCGCGACCTCGCCAACGTGCGGGTCGACGTCACGCCCCCGGCCGCCGCCGTCTCTCAGGACGTACCTGCCTCGGCGGCCGACGTCGCGGCGCTCGCGGTCCGGCTCGACGGGTACGCCTCGGCGTTCCGCCGCGGGATGGAAGACGACTCCGACGCGCTCGACGCCCAGCGCTACGCCGCCGAGCGGTTCGGGCTGTCGGGCGACGACTCGACCCGCCTCGGCCTCGGCTACGCCGACGACCTGCCCGGCGGCCCCCGCCTCGTTGTCCCGTTCCGCGACCAGCGCGGAGTCGCCCGTGGGTTCCAGGCCCGTGCGCTCGCTCCCGACGCCGCCGTGCGGTGGTACGGCCCCAAGAGCCCCGAGGGTGCCGCGTGGACGAAGCTCGGCTGGTTCCCCGGCTCGTCCGGCTGGGACGAGGTCCTCGTCTGCGAGGGCCCGGGCGACGCGCTCACCGGTGCGGCCCTCGGCTACGACACGATCGGCATTCGCGGCGCTGGCCTGTCGGCCAACTCGTCCGTGATCGAGGACCTCGTCGCGATGCTCGACGGTCGCCAGGCCGTGATCGCGGGCGACGGCGACCCGTCCGGCCGCCGGTTCTCTGCTCAGTTGGCCGAGGCGCTCACTACCGCGGGTATCCCGGTCCGCATCCTGACGGTCCCCGACGGGCTCGACCTCACCGACTGGCGCGCCCAGGACCCCGAGCAGTTCCCGCGCGAGGTCATCCGGGCTATCGCTCAGGCGGCCCCGGTGTCGTCGTCTCAGGCCGCGCTCTCCGCGTGGGACGAGGACCGCTACGCCCTGACCGACCTCGGCGGGGCCCGCTACCTCCGCGACTACATCGAGTCGATCGGCTCCGGTATCCGGTACACCGAGGAGGCCGGGTTCTTCCTCCTCGACCCCGAGTCCGGCGTCTGGCGCAAGGACGACCGGCAGGCCGTACGCACCCACGCCCAGGCGGTCGCCGACCTCGTCCGCGAACTCGCCCGGACGGCGTCGATCGACGGTGCCCGCGAGGGTGCCCTCGACGCCGACAAGAAGCGGGCCGCCCGCCTCAACCGGTACGCCGCGCACGCCCAGTCCTCCAAGGGCCTCGACGCGATGCTCCGCGAACTCCAGGCGGTGCGCGGTGTCCCCGCGTCGATCGAGGACTTCGACCGCGACCCCGACCTCCTCGCCGTGCGGAACGGCGTGATCGATCTCCGGACCGGCACGCTCCTCCCGCCGGACCCCTCCCGGCTCATGACCCGGCGAGTCGATATCGACTACGACCCGAACGCCCGCGCCGAGCGCTGGGAGCGGTTCCTCCTGGAGGTCTTCCCGGACCACGAGGAACTCGCCGCCTACACGCAGCGCCTCGTCGGCTACGGCATCACCGGGCACACGTCCGAGCAGTGCTTCGTCGTCCACTGGGGCACCGGCGCGAACGGGAAGTCCGTGTTCACGGACACGCTCACGGAGGTATTCCGAGAGCACACCGTGACGACCCCGTTCTCGACGTTCGAGGAGCGGCCGTCCGGCGGCATCCCGAACGACCTCGCTGCCCTGAAGGGCTCGCGGATCGTCCAGGCCGCCGAGGGTGAGCAGGGTAAGCCGATGGCTGAGGCCATGCTCAAACGAGTCACCGGCCGCGACATGATCTCGGCCCGCTTCATGCGCAAGGAGTTCTTCGAGTTCCGCCCGACGTTCCTCCTCATGCTCGCGACGAACTTCAAGCCGAAGTTTCGCGGGCAGGACGAGGGCCTCTGGCGGCGTGTGAAGCTGATTCCGTGGGCGCGCTACTTCAAGCCCGAGGAGCGCGACCACCGGCTCGGCGACACCCTCCTCGCCGAGGCGCAGGGCATCCTCGCGTGGGCCGTCCGCGGCGCGATCGAGTGGTACGCCCGGGGCCTCCAGGACCCGCAGGTCGTCGTCGACGCAACGCGCGAGTACCGCGACCAGTCCAACGCGCTCGACGGGTTCCTGCCCGGTATCTACGTGTTCGACCAGAACGGCCGCGTCGACTCCTCCAAGGTGTTCGCCGACTTCCAGCAGTACGCGGACGAGGGTAACTACCTCGACCTGAAGCGCTGGAGCCAGCGGGCCCTCTACGGCGCGATCGAGGAGCACAAGGGCGTCACCCGCAAGCGCTCGACCGGCGGCAAGAACGTCTTCATCGGCATCCGCCGCGTCCGGCAGTCGGACCACGCTGCCGAGGACGCCGTCACCCCGGGCGAGCCCGCGCAGACACCGCGAGCAGAAACCCCCGCCCTGGCGGACTCCTCCTCCGCACCTGCACAACCGGCAGCGGAGTCCCTCCACGGAGCGGACCTCAGCGCGATCCGCCTCTGACGAGACGGCGCACCGCACCACCCCCACCCCGCCCGCCCCTGTCGAGCCCCGAGCCCGGCGGGGGCGGGCCTGTATCGGGAGACCCATGATCCATCTAACCCACACCATCGCGGGCGAGGTCTGCGATATCTACTACCCCGAGGAGCGCCGCGACCTCGCCGGGTTCGAGGCGTTCCTCTCCCGCGGCGACGACGTCCTGTGCATCGACACGGAGACGACCGGCCTCGACGTCTACGGCGCGTCGTTCGGTCTCCGGCTCGTGCAGATCGGCAACGCCCGCGAGGCATGGGTGCTCCGCGCCCAGCAGTTCGCCGACGTCATCGTGCGCGCCCTCCGCCAGGACCGCTTCTGGACGATGCACAACGCGAGCTTCGACCTCCAGGTGGTCGACCGGTGCCTCGGTCTCACGATCGAGGAGTGGTCCGACCGCGTGTTCGATACGCGCATCTTCGCCCACTTGCTCGACCCTCGCGCCGAGGAGGAGGGCGGCGCGGGCCTGAGCCTGAAGCCCCTGTCAGCGATCTACGTCGACGACGAGGCCCCCGACACGCAGGAGGCACTGAAGACGAAGTTCCAGGCGCTCTACGCCGCGTGGAAAAAGGTCACGCCGCCCGAGGTCGTCGAGGAGTTCAACCGCAAGGTCGGCAAGCGCCCCTTCATGCCCTACGGGTTCGCGAACGTCGACATTCGGGACGAGGAATATATCCGATACTCCGGGCTCGACGTGATCCTCGGCACGCGCCTGTTCTACGAACTCGCCCCGCTGATCCGCGATCTCGACCTCTCGCACCTGAGCAAGTTCGAGCACCACCTGTCGGCGCTCCTGGCGATCATGCAACGCAAGGGCCTCCGGCTCGACGTCGGCTACACGGAGGACCGGCTGATCCCGGACCTGGCCGCCACCGCGGGCCAGTACCGCGACGTCGCCGCCCGCTACGGCGTCGAGAACGTCAACTCGACGAAGCAGGTCGCCGACGCCCTCCTCGCGATGGGCGAGACGCTGACCGAGCGCACGGACTCCGGCGCGTGGAAGGTCGACAAGGCCGTCCTATCGGTCCTCGCCGACCTCGACCGCGAGTGGGAGCGCATCGAAGCTCGCGAGCCCAACCCGCTCGCCGACGCCGTCATGCGTGCCAAGCGAGCCAAGGACTGGGGCGGCAAGTACGCCCAGGCGTTCCTCGACCTCCGCGACCCCGCCGACCGTATCCACCCGATGATCGGCGGCCTCCAGGCCCGCACGGCCCGCATGTCGGTGTCCCGGCCCCCGCTCCAGCAGTTGCCCTCGGGCGACTGGACGATCCGCCGGGCGCTCGTCGCGGACCCGGGCCACGTCATGATCTCGTCCGACTACGACCAGATCGAACTCCGCATTCTGGCCGCGCTGGCCGACGTCACCGAAATGAAACGGGCGATCGCGGAGGGCCGAGACCTCCACGACTTCACTGCCTCGCTCGTCTACGGCGCGGACTTCACGAAGTTCCAGCGGAAGCTCATGAAGGGCGTCGGCTTCGGCAAGGTCTACGGCGGCGGGAAGGCCACCCTCGCCCGGCAGACCGGCGCTGACGAGGACGCGGTCGGCGTCGCAATCGCCGAGTACGACCGGGTCTACCCAGAGATTCGCCGGTTCTCCAAGCGACTCCAGTCCCGCGCCGAGTACGGGAAGAAGGAGGTCGTCACGGTCACCGGGCGGCACCTGCCCCTCGACCGCGACCGGCTCTACGCCGCGACGAACTACGTCGTGCAGTCGACCGCTCGCGACGTGCTCGCGCAGGCGATCGTCGACATGTTCGAGGCCGGGCTCGGCGACTACCTCCTCCTCCCGATTCACGACGAGGTCCTCCTCCAGGCTCCCGAGCAGGACGCCGACGAGGTCGCCGCGGAGGTCGGGCGCATCATGACCCGCGACTTCTACGGCGTCCCGCTGACGTCGGCTGGCGAGGTCACCGGCCCGTCCTGGGGCTCGGCGTACGGCTGCAAGGTCGACAAGGGCTCCGGGGCGTGCGTGGTCTCCACGCCGCACCCGCGGCACCGAGGCGTCCCGCACCCGCTCAACCCGGCGGAGGTCTGACCGTGTCCGCCTGGCTTTTCGACGACTGGCCGGAGGGCTCGTTCGCCCGCGATCGGCAGGTCCTCGCGACCGCCGTCACGCGGCTGCGAGCGAGCCTCCGGCTCGCCGTCCGAGACGAGGTCCGGCGGTGGGTCCGGTGACTTACCTCGGCCCGGCGCTGGGGCCGGACGGCGCTCGCCCGTTCGGCCCCGAGGAGCCCGCCTACCCCTCCGACCCCTGGCAGCGCATCCACATGCGCCGCCTGGAGCAGCGCATCCGCGCATGGAAGGTCGCCTACTACCTCGGCGAACCCGAGGTCGACGACCAGACCTTCGACCTGCACTGGCACAACCTCCTCCACCTGGAGGCCCGCTACCCGCACCTGGCCGACCCCGCGAGCCCGACTCAGGGCGTCGGCTACGACACCCCCGAAAGGAACCCCCGATGATCACCCTCCCCGACGCACTGCGCGCCTTCGCCGAGGAGGCACTCCGGCTCGCTTCGCTACTCGGTCAGGCCGACGAGATTCAGTGGCAGCCGAGCCCGACGCCGAAGCCCCGCGAGGACACGACCGAGCGGAGCAAGGGCGGGCACGGCGACCCGACAGCGTCGATCGTTGCCGACGACCGGCGACTCGCCGTCCGCGCTGCGGTTCTCCAGGCTGAGGCCGCGATCGAGAAGGCGACGGTCGACGTCCAGGGCGCGAGCGCCCGGCTGGAGCACGCGATCGACCGCTGGACCGGCGCGCTCTAGCCGCCCCGGCGAGCGCGACACGCCCGAGCACTACACGGTTTGCGTGAGTCGTCTCACGTCTCTATCCTCGTGTCCACCGAAAGCCAGACGGCATCGGACAGAGAGAAGCGTGAGACGACTCACGTGTGGAAAGGACACATCATGCAGGACCTCCTCGCCGCCATCTTCGACCGCTCGGTTGAGGCTCCGATCGCCGACCCCGCCGAGGAGCGCGCGTTCATCGCCGCCGCCCAGCACGGGGACGCGGACGCCCGTGAGCGCCTGATCCTGGCCTACGCCCCGGCCGTCCGCGCGGCCGTCGCCCAGTGGAGCAGCACCTCGCGCGAGACCCCGACGGGCATCGACGTCGACGACCTCCGCCAGTTGGCCCTCCTCGGCGTCCTGGAGGCGATCCAGGAGTTCGACACCGCCGAGGGCGACCGCCTCGCCGGTACGGTCTCGCGGGTGATCCACCGCCAGATCAGCGCCCAGGGCTCCTCCGCCTCGCAGTTCTCGATCCCGGACCGCACCCTGACCCGATTCTTCGGCATCCTCCGCGCCGCCGGTGGCGACGTCACCGAGGCCGTCCGCATCGCGCCGGAGCACGAAATGTCGGTCGCGACCTTCATGTCCGTCCTCTCCGCTCTCCGCGACCGGGTCGACCTGGACAGCACCCCGAGCCTGGACGACGAGGCCCGCTCCGGGTGGGACACCGTCGAGGCGTCGAGCTTCTGGGACGGCAACATGGTCCCCGACGTGGAGGACCGCATCCTCGTCGAGGTCGCCCTCGCGAGCGTCGACACCCTGGAGCGCGACGTCGTCCGCCTCTACTACGGCTTCACCGAGGGTGACCCGGTGCCGGACGCCGAGATCGCGCACCGGCTCGGCAAGACCCGCCCGACGGTCCAGCGCATCCGCGCCCGTGCGCTGGACACGATGCGCCAGCGGTTGGGCGTTGCGTGAGACGTCTCGCGTGAGTTGCATGATTCGACCGTAATGCAAGCGGACACGCCGCGGAAGCCCCTGGCCCAACTTCGATAGGAAATCTCAGAAAATGTCCCCCATCACCGTCGTGTGCGCCGTCATCCTCACCATGACCGCGATCCGCTACCTCGCGCGCTGGGAGGAGCGCCACCGCAACGAACTCTGACCCACCCGAGAGCCCCCGACCTACTCCAGGCCGGGGGCTTTCGCGTACCCCGGGCCGACGGTAGGTGGATAGGTGTAGTACGAGAACCCGCTCTACATGGCGGAGGAAGCCGCGGCCACCGACCTGATCTCC